AAAATCGGGTATGACCGTTCCATTGGTTCCTTTATAAATAAGACCTCCTTCACCATCAGTCGCTGTGTAATTCTTAGGATCAAAACCCCAAAATACTGCACTGCTTGTCAAGTTTGTTGCAAATGCAGGATCAGTTACTACAACTGTAGATGCCGTAAAAATAAACTTTTCCAAGTTTGGGTCGTAAGCCACTCCCGGAATTGATGATGCCCATGTAGCAAAACTATTTGAAGAATAGTATTGTTGAGCAAAAGGAATTGTAGCCGATCGATTATAGCTATCAATTTGTACAAATGGAATAAAGTTTGCGTCTGGTTTGGTATTCCAGAACCAATCTTGACCATATTCAGCGAGGGGTGGCAACGTGAGCTTGAGCGTCGTCGCTCGTATGAGATCACCTTTGACAGGTATACGAACAATGTTATTTTGACCGGCAACCACGCCATTTCCTTCAAAAGGAACTTCAAAAGCTTCAAGGACAAATGGGGTGTGACTTTTGTAAACTGCCGAATAGTATGTTACTGTCGGACTTCCAGTGAGGTACACGTCCTGTTGTCCAAGTGCAGCCAACTGGATGAATCCAGATGACATATCTATTATTTGCTTAGAATTTTGTAGGACCGCGCTCCCCGCACATGTCCTTTTTATTACGTGAATATAGGAATGACGCTCAACCTCAGGAAGTTTGACCCAAGCACCATGGGGGACGACAAAGTCTGCATCTTCATAGGAAAGCGTGGAACCGGAAAGTCTACACTCGTGACTGATATTCTATGGTACAAGAGACATTTGCCTGCTGGAATAGCAATGTCTGGTACGGAAGATGGAAACGGACATTACAAGCAATTTATCCCTGATATATTCGTTTATTCTGATTATAACCAAGGAGCACTCGAGAAACTCATAGAGCGTCAGAAAAAGCTCACGCAGCAAGGAAGAGCCAGTCCGGTGTTTGTGCTTATGGACGACTGCATGTATGATCGTGCATTTATGCGTGATACTGCGGTTCGCCAGCTCTTTATGAACGGTCGTCACTGGAAAGTCTTCTTTATGATGACCACACAGTATGTCATGGACATGACTCCTATGATTCGAACCAATGTAGATTACGTTTTTGCCCTACGAGACAACGTACGGCAGAATCGTGAGAATCTTTACAAAGCATTCTTTGGGGTATTTCCAAATTATGACACGTTTTCACAGGTTATGGATTCGTGTACTGAGAATTACGAATGTCTGGTCCTTGATAACACATCAAAATCGAACAAGATATCAGATTGTGTGTTTTGGTACAAGGCTCCTATCCGCAAAAACTTCAGGGTGGGTTCTCCTGCATTCTGGCAATATCATCAGGCGCATTACAATCCCAGGCACATAGGTCAACGTGGAGCCGATCCAACCGTCAAGAGACGAGGAGGAAACGTAGTTGTGAAAAAGGGCGCGTAGACTTTTGAATTGAAAATTCACAGCGAATATCAATGGATACGTATGATCCTAGCAGTGAGTCGACTCCTATATCTCTAGTAACAGTCGAAGAAATTCCATCTCAAGAAACCAAAAAGACAGTCCCAACCGGGCTTTTGCGCCAAGAAAAAAACGTTGTAGAAGATCAAATGGCAGACTTTTCGAGTCCTATTGAAGAACTTGGTCCCGGTCCAGGACAGATGATGCAAAACGAAGTTATGGGTCCTCCTACGCCACTCGTCCCAGGTCCTGTTCCTCGTGCATCAAAGAAAAAGTCGGCACCTGCGAGCCAGAACCCATTCGGTCTAACTGATGAACAGTTTACTGCTTTGATTGCTGGCGTCTCAGCAATCATCGCATACTCAGGACCGGTTCAGGGAAAGCTCAGCACGACTATTCCAAAGTTTCTGAACGACTCTGGGAAGCAGACGCTGACTGGCATGGTTGTTACCGCTCTGGTGGCTGCAATCGTCTTTTACTTTGCAAAGCAGTTCCTCAAGGATCGGGTATAACGTCACCACAATAATTCTTTGTTCCGTTTCTTGAATAAATTCCATTCTGAATTGCAATTTCCTTAATCTTTTTAAAGTTATCCCAAAATCCTGTTGAATGATCGTATTCACTCACAGTCATGTGTGCAAGCTCATGAAGAAGCACATATGTAGCGGAATTCACATCGTCTCCATCAAGACAGATGTAAATTTCATACCCTTTATTCACGTTGGAACCTATAACACCATCACGCTTCCCACTCATGCCCGTTATTATGGCTGGTTTCAAAACAGGTATCCACATGGGGTCTCCACTTGCCCTGAGAACATCCAGAGTCTTCCAGTAGTTCACCTTGAGGTTATCGAGCATTGGATTGTCCGTGAAGAATGCCACTATTATGATCCAGATGATCACTAACGGGATGAGTCTCCACATTCCTATCATTACGAAAGACAAATTTTGTATACATGTCTGAAATTAATCCATTTGGGAAAATCATCATTGGCTCCCATGAAATAATTTTGAATTTTAAATTTTGTAAATTGTAAATTAATTTTTCCCCATCCATCATTGGTTCATCACGGAATTCATTTTGGTAAAAGGGTCCATCAATTAATTTTACCCTTGCGTGATGCGAAAAATTTTCAATTATATTTCCAAGGGAATCTTTAAAAATTCCTGAAGGAGAACACAAAGTTTCAATCCGAATCTTCTCTGGGGCGATCCCGATCAAGAGTCCACCCGGACGCACCGCTCGTGAAATTGCTTCGAGAGATTCATGCAAAGTTTTTTCATCCGAAAATATGTAATGTATCGAAAAGTTATAACACACAATGTCCCATGGACCTTTGGTGACCGCATGTCTTATGTCCCCAATTCCCAAAAAAGAAATGTCTAAATTAATTTCCTTGGCTCGTCTCTGAGCCTCTTTGATTGAGGCTTCATCCGGGTCGATCGCATCGACCCGGGCATTCACCGCCTTCCATTTCTGGAGGTCACCTCCCCGCCCGCATCCACAATCAAGGACGTGAGAACCTTTCGGAACCCATTGTTGAATGAATTCACGTTTGAATTTGTTGTGCAACTTTCTCAGTTGCTCCATTTGGCTTAAAAAGAAAGCGCGTCATGCTTTTATATGGCTATGCTCGAAGCTGATCTGACGTGTATCCCCGGGCAATACTTTGCATGCATCTCACTGGTTGGACCAGACCTCCCTCAGAAGAATGACAAGTTTGGACTCAAGATTCGAGGGTGTTTTTCGACCCGTGAGGAGGCTTCAACCCACGCAAAGCGTCTGCAGCGCGAGGATGCCACCTTTGACATTTACGTGGTGGACATGTACAAGTGGCTTTTGATTCCTCCAGATCGCGATCACATTGACGACGTTCACTACCAGGATGCCAAGCTCGAGGAGATTATGGTAAAGTATCGTGAGAACCAGTCACAGGCTGCTTCCATGTTCGAGAAGCGCAAGCGTGACATGATGGCCAAGCCTGGTCCCGGAGAGTTTCCGTACATTGACCCTGCCGATGAGAACAGCAAGTACTACACCAAGCCGGACGTTCCACCAATTCCTCACCCGGCGGATCTGCTCGAGGATCTGAAGAAGGAGTTTCCAGACGCTGCTATGGACGAGCTGGTTGCAAAGGCTGATATCCGCGTTGCAGCAGAGGTTCTGCGCCGTCGTGAGGTGGCTGCAGCCGAGGCAGCGAGCAGCGCGCCTGCCATTGACTTTACACCTTCCCCAGCTGCTCTCGAGGAGGATGTCCCTCAGGTCCAGTAAATAATCGTAATAAATAATAGAAATGATATTCGCGATAATAGGAGTGATAATTGTCATGGTACTTTTGTACCTTGCAATTGTTGGTTTTGTTCCCGCGCCAGCTAAAATATCTCAACCTGTAAGTGCGTACGACAACCAGTTTGAGGTATTTAGAGATATGCAGCCCGATTCACAAAATCGGGACAATCAATGGATAGGTTTTCTTCAGGAGGACATCCGGAGGAACCGGACGGGTCCTATAGGAGACTTTATAGGGGCAGATTCGCCATCGGGGAATGCCAAACTTTACAATTTTTGAACAATAATTGGGCGCATACTTACAACAATTACACCGATAACGATACCAATAAGTAGAATAGTCAACGGGTTTATATTTTTAAGGAATCCTCCTTCGGGTTGAGCGACGATTGGTTGCGGGAGTGACCACTCTTCCTCGGGGGGCGGTGGGGGTGGTGGCTCCGGTCGTGGATCTGTTTGCTGAAGAAACGGAAGATTCTCCATCTGTATAATCTCCGTCACTTTCGTTTTTATCTGGTACTATAAATCCCTCCAAGTTTCCATACTCGTCTGCATCTGATTCGGAATCTTCTTCGTCTGACTCTGTTTCAATATCTGAAGATACATCACTGACCTCGTTGCTATCGTAATCCTCTGGTGCGTAATCGTCTTCGACCTGCTCAACAGGCTCATAACGGACCGGAGGCTTGGAAACGCGCCCTGAGCGTGTAATCTTACTGGCCATGGGATCTGACTGTGCTGGGGATGAAATATCCATCTTCTGGGTAATCATCAAACGTTTCGTTTAAGTACCTTGGAAAGAATCGAAGTCCTTTTCGAATTGCAGTTTGATTAATCTTCAATTCTCCTTCGAGACCAAGTTCGTTCGATATACCTTGTAAAGTCTCTTGAATAGCTCCATCTGTGGATGTTCTTATTCCGAGACCAAGGTCACGTATGTTTTCGATAGCGTGATACAAAAATTCGGTGGACTTGTCCAGGTCAGACTCAAGGACCTTCTCGAACCCCCGGATATTTGTCAAAAAACGCTGCCAACTTACCGGGTCCAACCCCGAATACGGGTGGACTCTCGTCTCGTATTTCTGGAAGGTTCTTGACGGGCCCATCGGGAAAAAAATCCATAAAAAAGCTAGAAACAGGGCTACCCACAATATCAACATCTTTGAGTTGCTCTACTATAGATGGAGGAAGAATATGTTCTTGACCATTAAACTTGGCACATTCTTCATCAAAGCACCGCTGAGACACACGTCCTGAACGGATAGAAAACCACACGTGATTAGATTTGTGCTCACGATCTATATTTTCACAAAATTTAGAATCTGTCTGCACAAACCATCCGTCATGCTCGTGTCTCTGGATCTTTTTGACACGAGTACGGCGCTGACCCTTGAGATACCTTTGGACAAATTCCTCAAGTCCGTCAATGTCCACAGAATCTCCTCGAATAACAGGTTCTTCGCCGTCGACCCGAACTGAAAAGAGTTTTAGAATTTCTGCATTTGGTTCTTTTGAAAATTCAACTCCATCAAGACTTTTCCAAGGAATGTACGGATCTCCTGAAGGCTTTTTGTGTGACCAAAGCATTCGCAGTCCAGAACCTCCATAGACTGCAGGGTCTATGATTGACGCCCACGGACCTTCTCCGAGAGCTAAGATTACGCGTGTTCGAATATTCAGAGCCTGTGTCCTGTCCACTATGAAATCTGGCCAGTGGATGTGAACACCCGTCTTGATGCCCTCTTTGACAGGTCTGGGCTTTGTGCGAGCTATGAGGCAGCGTGATGTGCTCCTGGTCGCTTCGTGAATTATAGAACAAAACCGAACAATATCTTCGTCGCTCAATTTTGCTGGATCTTTATAATCAAAATCTATGAAAAACTTGAAACGCGTCGTTTTTTGCTCAACGACGTAAAGCTTCGAACCTGTCTGAATTGTTTGAATGTATTCCCGGAAAAAGTCGTTTGATTCTTCCGGGGGAACATTAAGAGTTCCTCCGTCCATGAGGACATGAGTCACAGGACCTTTTGGAACTCGCCACTTTTGGACCATTGTTATAATAACGAATAAGTTCTCTAACTATCCTCGTCTGAGCTATCGTGACTCACAAACGCCCAAAACGGGCGAGCACTCTTTTTCTTCTCTGGAGGAGGCGGTTCTTCGCCTTCAATTTTCTCAATTTCAAAGCAAAGTCTGCGGAGTGTCATTTCCTTTACAAGTTTCTCTGGGTCTGAGCCGTCCTTGCGAAGACCAACGAGAATCTTCGCAAGCTCGAGTTTCGAGCGAGTCATTTATATTTATTGTTTTTTTAAACTGTGAAAGAGTTACGCACCTACTGCAAACAAAGTAGTGACATCTGAAGCGGCAAGCTGGGAAATACTATGGTACAACACTAAAAACTTGGCTCTGTGCAGTTGAGCACGGTTGAAGCGTAATAGGTGTTGGTGCAACTCCGGTTCCTGAATCCATGCACATATTTGGAGCCATTCTTGCATGAATACGCCCATCGGAACTGAAATCCCATTGATCATTTGAAGTATGATCTGAAGTATCAGCTGCACAAGGATATAAAGATACAATTGCACCTGTAGCTGGGTTTGCATTTGGTATATTTGCACACATTTGTGTTGTAGTGCCATCCCCCCTTGGAAAAGTAGATTGATAATCGAGAAGTTGACCAACAGGGGTGTAAACCCATTGTTCATTTACAGTTCCAGTTCCTGTAGGTGGGCAGGTGTAATTATAAATTGCTGAACCAACCCCCATAGTTCCATCCGATATTGCACACGTTCCATTTCCATTTTTCAAGTGCTGCTTGTTCGGAACTGGAGGTCCTGAAGGTGATGTAGATCCCGTGGACCCTGAGGACCCAGCGCCGCCTAGTGTCGAAGGTCCCGGGCTGGATGGGGTCGAACTTGAAGAAGAACAACTGTTTCCGAATCCCATGGAACACGTCCACCCTTCGTAGTACGCAGCTCCTGCGGATGCACAACATATCATTGCGACTACTACCAAAATAATTATTATCATACTGGAACTCCCTGCCATTAAC